AGACTGATATTTAGAGTTACCTTGATTTGGTCACCGTCGTTCTGAATTGGGTATGGACCATTTGTAAATCTCTCAGCAAACATGATGCTGCTGTAAAGAGTTAGGGATCCAGTTCCATCAAGAGCAGGAGTTGTTGTGAATGTAGTTGCAGATGGAGTTGTGAAAATTGTGTAAGTATTTGCGGTAGTGGTTGTGTTACCAGTTCCTCTTGCAATGTAAATAATATCGCCTGGTTGAAGTTGGTGATTATTAGCACCAGTGCTTGCTTGAGAGTGATCAAGAGTAATTGAAGGATCAGTAGCACCCTGAATGTTATCGATTAAAAGAACAGGTTGTAGTGAAGAGTTAATCAAATAAATTCTTCTTAGAGCACGATCAACTCCACCAACTCGGGTGCCAGCAGGAATAGCCGCATTTCCACTAACAACCATACCAAGAGTAATGTTATCCATAACATTAGCTGTGTTTGGTAGAGTGATGTAATCATTACCGATAACACCAATACAAACGTCTGTAGCATCGCCTTTGTTAATTTGGGTAGCTGCAGAGGCAGTTGCTGCATTAGCAACGCCATGAACGTTTAGAGGCATGTTATTTGCTCTTACGATATAATACCCGTAAACGTTACCAGCTGCTGCACTAAAGGTAAATGTTTGCTCTGGATAAGTAGCAGTAGTTACTCCACCAGTGAATGAAATTACGCCACTAACTGTACCTGAGTTCTTTACAGATAGAATAACAGTAGAACCATCTACACGAGCAACTTTAGCACCAGAACCAATACCTGTTCCTGAAACAAGATTTCCAACGCTTGGAGTACCAGTTAATCCAGTTAGAGTGATTTCATATGAATCTTGAGCACCGCTGGAACCAGTTGATGATGCTACTGGATCTGCTGCTGTAGAAATTTTCCAACGTGAACCGTTTAAAAGAATACCACGCTGAGAAGAATATGAATAACGTGCTTCAGTTCTGTTATTAGCACATAGAGGATACCCAGTTGTTGGTGCAGTTCCGTATGTATTTGTATTACCAGCAGCATATGGTTCAAAATATGCGGTTGCTGAAGGGACATCCGTTTCAGCTGGGGCGGTGTTGCTGGTGTAAAGTTTTAAAACCAAATCTCTGGGAGCATTATCTTCTCTACTTGGAACATGATTACTTTGATTTACAAGATAGCGAAGTGATTCCAACTCGCCAATATTAGGTACTAAAAGTGCCATTTATAGTTCTCCAAACTTTAATTGCGTTTATTTTTATTTATAACGAAGCAATGCTTACAATTATTTATTATAGGAACAACTTCAATGATAATACAAATCTTCGAATGCTTTGAGCAGATAAAACTTCAAATTGTAAAATATCTCCAGCTAATATATCTGTTTGCCATCCAGTTAATAACAAATTTCTATTTTTATTTTGATTATTTAAAGATGGTTTATCTATCCCACAAATTGAAATAACATTTGGATAATCTTCGAAAGAAGATTTTTTAATATCTAATAGAATTGATCCAGTTTGTTCTGATGTTAATGTCCATGATTGTATTCTTCCAGTAACATCTAAAGTTAAAGATCCTTTGGTTTCGGCAACCATAGTTTGAGAACCAGAATCATGAATAAAATTAATAGTTCTTGTTAAATCAGCTGTTGTAGATAAAGCTACTATATAAATCGAATCAGAACTTGTTGGAGGATTGGTAAAAACAATCTGATTATTCGAAACTGCATAATCAACTCCAGCAGTTTGCATTAATCCATTTATGGAAACTATTAATTGCTGATCATTTACAGGAGTATATGCTACAGAATTTAATTTTAGATCGAAAATTGTTGTAGTGCCATCAAAATCATTAGATATATTATCTAATACTTCGTTTCCATACTGAAGATACTTACTTGGTATTTCGTAATTAACTCCAATATTGTACCTTTTCTGTGGACCAGACAGTACATTATAGTTTGAATTTTTTACTGATACGTTATAGTTTGCCATTATGTTCCTGGAGTAACTTCAGCAATACCTTCAATAACTCTGGATTTTTTACCTTGAGGAGAAGTTAAAACAACACTATAAACATAACGTCTATTTTCTAAACTTTGTGTTTGGGTATTAGTTAAAGAAATACCTATGATGCCATTATAACGATCAACAAAATTTATAGTAAATGAAGTGAAAGATGAAGCATAATAACTCCTTTTCATCTTTGCAACTGCGGTGTACCCAGTTAAATTTAAAGGAGTTGTATTGTCTTCATTCTGGATATTAAAAGTGGCATCAAAATCCGATCCTTGCTCTATAACAAGATTAATTGGAATTGCTGCCATTTTATTCTCCTACTTGCTTAATTAATCGTTATTATCAGTTTCTGTTTGCTCTTCTTCTTTATTTTCCAGAAGTGCTAATGTTTCAAGACCGCCAATCAATTTAAGTTTATATTCTTCCATTTTTGCTAATTCATCCTTAGCTTTGGAAATTTTAACTTCGATATCTTTCATTTGACCTTCGAATTCAGATTTCAGTGATGATGTGTCCATAATAGAAATAATTTAAATATATTAATTATTTATGTCCAGGTTGAAATAGCGGATCTCTTCCAAGTGTTTGTGGCAACACAGACATAAATGTAATCGGCATCCCATCTAATATCGCCAGATGTTCCAGTAGCAGTTGCGGATGCTGGTGTATTTGATGTAGAAAGATTTATATTGCTACCGCTAACTGTTATACCAGATGTGGTAGTTTCTAATTTTTTTACATTATTGTGATAAATTTCTACTGCTGCACCTGAATTGCACTTTGCGTAATACTCAGTAACACTACTTTGTAAAAATAAACCATCATTGGCAAATAAAAGTAATTTTCCAGTTCCACTATCTGCTATCACACTATTTGCACCATCGTGGAAAATTTCCAAATCATTACCATCACCAAATAATATTTTGTCATTATCACCTAAATTAATGCCACCATTAGCTGTGATAGCACCAGTTACTGTAAGTGATGATAAAGTTCCAACAGATGTCAAGCTGGAAGAAGTAATACCTGAACCAAGTGTGGTTGATGTTAAAACATTATTGCCATTAATTTGATATGTTTGTCCAGTGGCAACATTAACTCCACCATTAGCAGTAATAGCACCCGTTACTGTAAGTGATGATAAAGTTCCTACAGATGTTAAACTCGAAGCAATAACACCAGATCCAAGTGTAGTTGCTGTTAAAACATTAGTATTGTTAATTCTATATGCTTGTCCAGTAGATACATTAATATTACCAGATGTAGCAGTTAAACTACCAACACTAATACTATTTGTAGTTGTACTGCCGTTGGTAGTAACATCATTTAATGTAAATGCTGCTGGTGTGTAAGTAAAAACGCCAGTTGAATTATTATATGAAAGATCACCATTTCCAGATGCTGTTGGTTCTGCTGCAATACTGAATGATTGTCTTGCTCTTAATTCAGTAAAGAATAATTTACTTGTGCCTTCTGTTAAACTATCTGTATTAAATTCTGTAAAATCTATCGCTAATGCCAGAGAATTGCCAGCATCATTATAAGTTGCAGAAATACCAGTTCCTCCAGATAGAAGAGCAGATAATCTGTCATCCACTCTTTCATTAAAATCAGTATCAATTGCATTGACATCAGAAGCAAGATTATTAATTTCTTGTCTTTGCTCGTCTAAAGTATATGTGTTTGGGACGAATCTTAATGTCATTGTAATAACTTCTTGAGTAACGTTTTAATTTCTGATATTTCTTCCTTCAAAGTATTTAGATCATTGACTACATTTTTAAACTCATTTGAAAAAGACTTCTTTTTTTGGGGCACGGTATTGATAATTGCTCCAGTTTGAATATCTCGAACAAAACCTTCATGCCCCTCAACTTTTACATATCTATCCATATTAATAAGATGCTACAACTCTAATATCTTGAATTTTTGGAACAAATGCTGGGTCATCTGATTGCATAACAATCTTAATTGCATACGAAGAAAATTCTGGTAAATTAGATGCACTATAACGCAATTCTTGATATGAAGATTGTTTTTCAAATTGACCTGAAATAGTATTATCGGCTGTTGCAATTTCTGGATTATCTGGTGATCCATCAATGTTGAAATATTCCCAATTCAAGTCATCAAAGTTTTGCTGGGAAGAAGCATCTTTTTTCTTATACAAAACTTTGACGTTGTTTATATCTTTAACATTTAATGTCATTCTCATGTCAATTGCAGTTGCTGGATTGTTGATAGAAACTTCTTTGGTTACATACTTAGCAACTGCAGAGCTATTCTTAGATCCATTTTCAGCAACAAAATCTATACCTGGAGTAAACTCCATAGAACTTACTTCAACAAATTTCGCATTTTCTATAGTAACTCCGTCGTAAGAAATTAAATCGCCAACTCTAAAGATGTCTGGTGATTGCTGATTAGTTACATTATTTCTACTAAATGCACTTCCTAAAGTAATTTTACTTACATAATCAGAATTAATTGGATTTTTATCATTTTCAATTATCAATTCTTTTACTTGAGGATCCCACTGTATAATTTTGCCAGTAATTTTGTTGTCATATTTTTCGGTAACATTTAATGGATTGAATGCAACAATAGAAGCACCATTGACAAAGGTAAATGTTTGCTCAAAAATTCCTGCAGATGAAATGGAAACATTAACACTTGCTAAATTACCACCAGAAGCAGATTGACTTGAGAAAAATAATAGTTCATTAGCTACGAAAGTTAAATTATTTTTAACTTTTACAAAAATATCATTTCCTATAACACGAAGTATTTCTCCAGATGCCGAAGAAGTTAATCCTTTGACGGTTTGATTCAAACTGATAGCAGTAGCATTATTGCCAGATACCGTGAATCTATAAACGGAATAGAATTTTAACTTTTGATATCTCTTTCCAAATCTATCTTCAAAACCATTACAATTTTCTACTCTATTATTGATAGTTTTTATCGAAGCATTTCTCAAATCAATGATAGGACTTAAATAAGATTTAGTAGTAGATAGAACAAAACGATAAGTTAAAGATCTTTCTATGTTATTAAAAGTTTGATTAACTCTTGATGCCAGTACTTTTTGATTTAAGAAATACTGTTCTTTATTTAAAAATATTTTTTCTTCTGGTGCTAAACTATATGAAGTATAATTTTGAGTTTTTGAATCTACTGGGATAATATTTGTAGTTGTCACATAACTATCAATGTTAGTGCCAGATGCTTGTAAATAATTAATCTGAGTATATAATTTTTCGTATTTTCTGTTATAAGATACTAATCCTGTTTTACCTCCACCAATTTCAGTGGAACCAGCTCTTGATGGACCAACAATATTATAATAATCAATACCACAATTAGATACTTTATATAATTGTGAATTTAATGCGATTGAACTCAATCCACCAACTTCTTCTACTGATTTGAAGTAGACATAAGATTTACCGCCAGGTTCAAATCCATTATCTCTGTGTCTTACTTTTACGATAGAATTGTTATTCTTGAATAGAGGAGATGTTGCATTGGTATTTGCAAATGCATATGTTTCGAATGGATTTAATTCCATTTTTTCGAATTGTAAATCCTCATTAGTTAATAATAAAGTTGCTGGTCTTGAAGCAAATTCAGCTCTGTATAATGTAAATTTAATATCCTCAAATAAATCCTCTGTCCAATTATCAGTGTTTTGTGATTTGTATACGGATCCTAATAAAGGTTGTGTGTTTATAACAGCACCTGTGGATTTATCTATTTCTCCCAACTTAGATGCCCATAATTCATAATCAGTAGAATCTGTTTCAATTGATAGAGAATATTCAGTATCATTTTGTAAATAAACTGGATATTCGAATTTAAATTTGGATGCAGTTGTTGATTGAATTGAACCAGCTGCATCGATAGATACTCCCATTCTGACAGCTGGTTCATCTATTGAAATTTTTGATTCAATGACAGCACCTGTAGCAGAAGAACCTGTTCCTCTAATAACAACAGATGGAGGTTCTGTATAACCTCTTCCAGAGATACCAAGTTCAGCTAAGTAAATTTTGCCATCGGAAACTCTAACTAATCCAGTTGCAGTGCTGCCCCCAGGAAGTTGTGGACTTTCGATGGTAATAACTGCCGACTCATATCCAGATCCAGTTGATTTTAAAATTAAATCAGTTACTTTACCAGAATCTTTTGCTATTTTTAGTAATAGATTCGTATTATTTGCGTTGTTGAATTGTGTTACAGATTGAATTGATAAATCTTCTGATTCTATAAATGATTTACCATTATGATTATTTAATACTAAAGTGTAAACTTGTTCGTTAGATAAAGAAATTTCATTAGAAGCAGATGGTAAAACTTCAATATTATTTTTATCATAAACTTTAAATACTGGACCAGATGCAGTAGATCTTGCACCAGTAACGATTTCGCCAACTTTAATTGTTAAATTGCCAGAAGCAAATACTTTTAAGAATGTGTTGGGATGTAATGTAATTTCTGTTCCTGGGATGATGTATTTACCTGGAACTCCAGACTCTACATTACTTAAATAAACTCTAACTGGAATAGTTAAACTTTTTTTAGCAAAGAACAAATCAACTCCAGTCACAAACAAACCACCATCAAAATTTTCTATTTTGAAAGTTTGTGATAATGCATTTGGTTTTTCTTTATTTGATGTATTATTATCTACTAATTGAACGCCTTCATTAGCTTTAAAATATGCTGGTGTAGTAGAA